GGTACATAAAGACAGTGGAACTGGCTTCTGTCATGTGTGCCGCAACTATTGCAGCCTTACATTCTGAGGTGGCGCCTCAGACCGTGTCTGACATAAGCTCTCGTGTCGGATCATGGACTCCGAGAGAGCAGATTGCTCTGAGTAATACTCAAGAGCATCCGGCGTTCGGAAAGATTCTTTCACGAACACTGGGCCCTCGTAGGAAAGAATATCTTCCAGCGAGGATGGAGAGAGCCAAGAGAATCCTTGGGCTCTCCCTGCACAGACGCGTATTACGCCGCATGTGTTGTCTAGAGTTCGATGAGTTGAAGCGACTATCGAACTTTGTCGAGTCTATCCGAGACTGTCTCGTTTTCTCAACACCGGCCTTAGACACCGGTTCAGCAGACTTCAAGAGAGTCTTGAAGTGGGCTTATTCGATTGGCGTTTACAGAGTGGACTCTGGGACTGCCCAGTGGAAAAGCTTTAGTTCACTTCTGAAGTGGAAAGCTTTCCAGTCTGTAACGCCGAAGCCGGAAGATCCATGCGACTTTCCGGGCTTCGGAGACCAATACGTGGGGGGAATCCCCCCACTATGGTCCCGTCTTTGCCCCTGGATGGAATCCATCTGGGTGCATGGAGCACGGTCCAAGTTAGACTTGAGCCGGGTCGCTCACTTCACATCCTCCCGAGGGTTTCCCGCGGGCGATGCTAAGACAAGGACCCTGAGTTTGCAAAAACACCAGGAGACCTTGACGAGTGAGTGGCCTGTAACCGAGGAGCGAACAGCATTGCTATTCGAACTCTCCCGGTTAATAGGTACTCAGATTAAGGAGAGCTCTGATTATAAATCACAAGCGCACCTTTCTCTGACAACCTCTTCCTCCTTTGACTCTTCAGTCAAAGCAGGAGGCCGAGCCAAGGAAATATCGGAACAGTTCCGATCTTGGATGGAGTTTGTCCCCTCACGAACCGTAGAGGGAACGACTCTGCTTGGGAGAGATTCCACAGAACTCTGTGGATTCCCTCGTTGGATGACATGCGGACGCAAGGATTACTCGGATTTTATCCGAGGATTGCCTCGCCATCCGGATGGTTATATTCATCCTTGTGTCCAGGCGGGAGAGTCCCGCCAAGACACCTTCTTCGATTTTGAAAATTTCAAATACGAAGATCCTATATATGGTCTCGACGATGCCACTGGCTATCAGCTCCACCAATGGTCAGTCGAGACGCTGCTTGAACTCGGTATCTTAACCGGGAACAAGCACGATCCAGATA